GTATCGTGATCCTAGATATGTTGAGAAAGTTAAAGATAATAAGGATCTAGGAATTAAAGTTACTCAACGAAGATTTTTTAGAGATGATTGGATTCAACAATTGAAAATAACTTGAAGCTTCCAAATTTCGATCCTGCGGTCCTTTCCCCCGGGGCATGGCTCGGAAGCCAAGGGGCTAGGGAAAGCTCCGCTCCGGGGATTCTAGACGCATTGGAGCGCAAACGGCGCAGGGGTCCGTGACCCTCCGGGAGAGCTAGAGTGATTTTATACCAATGTCCTATACACGATCAAGATTATCATAAGCATCCAGAATGTGTTGATTGTATTAGAATTAAAACTAGAGAAGCTATGCAGAAAGAAGTTAACAAAAGGGTTCCTTCTGTAAAAGCAGTTCCACAGATGGTAAATTGGAGTAAGAGGGATAGGATTGATGGAGGGAGAGTTATTGAACATTTAACTCCAGAGCCGGTGTTTGTAAAAAACAAACAGGAGTTTAGAGACTTAATGAAGAAAACTAACTCAGCGGAGAAATAAAATGGCAAAGCCAGTAGGTGGAAATCCAAAGGTTGATGATTCTACAGAAGAGAAAGATACTCCTCCTGATGATAATTCTCAGGAGGAAGAATCAGAAGAATCTGTAGAAGAAGAGACTGATGATTCCACTGATGAAGAAGAGGAAGATGAAGAAGAGGAATCAGAAGAAGATTCTGAGGAAGATGATGAAGAAGAGGAAGAAGATATTTCCCAGAAATACTTTACTGATCCTGCTTCACTTCCTAAAGAAGTACGTGGTGCTTTTAAGAAGATGCAAGGGATTTATACTCGTAAGATGCAGGAAGCTTCTTCTGTTATTGATAAGGCAGAAGCTTTTGATGAAATGATAAAGCATCCTCAGATTCGTGCTATTGTTGAGGGTAAGCCTGTTCAAACAAAGGCAGATGAAGAAGAGGATGAAGTTTATGATGATGATAAGCCACTTACTAAGAAAACCCTTGTATCTCTCTTAGATAGGGTTATTGAACAGAAATTAGCTCCAGATAGAAAAGCTCGAATGTCTCAAGCGGTAGAGCAAGAAGTTACGGAGTTTAAAAAGAACAATCCTGATTGGGAGATTTATAAACCAGTTATGCGAGACATTCTAAAAAATACTCCTAATCTTCCTCTGCAAGATGCACTCGATCTAGCTAAGCTTCGTTCTCAAGGTCGAAAGGTTAGATTAACCAAAGAAGAACTTGATGCAAAGAAGCGAGCTAGTAAAACTCGTAAGTCTGGAGCAGGTGGACCTAAGAAAGTTGAAAAGGAAGAAAAAGTTAACTCCTTCCAAGATGCATTTAAAAAAGCAAGGAAACAGATTCTTGGAAGATAACATAGGAGAGTATACTAAATGGCAGCAGGGAATCCTAATTTCGATGCTCTACTTTCTACTACCATTGCAAACTACCGTGATAAGTTTGCAGATAACTTAAGCCAAAGCTTTTTACTGATGTATTGGCTTACTACTCAGGGGCGTAAGCTTACTGAGGATGGTGGTGAAAGTATTGTAGTGCAGCTGATGTATGGAAAGAATAGTACAGTTAAATCTTATGATGGATATGAATTACTGGATACTACTCCACAGGAAGGTTTAACTTCTGCTAAGTTCCCGTGGAAGCAGGTATCAGGTTCTATTTCAATTTCTCGTAAGGAAGAGCGACAGAATTCGGGGGAACAGCGCATCATTAATCTGCTTGAGTCTAAAGTAAAACAGGCAGAGATTTCAATGAGCGATGAAATGAACCGAATGATGTTTGCTGATGGTTTAGGTAATGGAAGCAAGGATCTCTTTGGTCTGGATTTAATTGTAGAGTCTGGATTAGGTGGTGCTTGGGGATCATTAGGTGGTATTGATCGTTCTGATGCTCAGAATGCATGGTGGCGTCCACAGTATATTGATGGTGGTGGTGTTGCATGGACTACATCTCCTCAGGGATTACCACAGTTACGTAGACTCTATAACTTTGCTTCTCGTGGTAATGAACATCCTGATATTGGGATTACTACGCAGCTTACCCATGAGCTGATTGAAAGTGATTTAGTACAGAATCAGCGTTTTGTTGATAGTCGTGTTGCTAACTCTAACTTCGAGATGTTGAAGTTTAAGGGAGCAATCATTGGCTATGATGAAATGTGTCCTGCTGCTACTTTCTTCTGGCTCAATTCTGATTATCTAGCATTCGTAGTGGATAAGATGACTGATCTTATTACTACGGACTTTGTACGTCCAGAAGATCAGGATGCTAAGACTGCTCAGATTCTTCTAATGGCTAATATGGTAGCTTCTAACTGTGCTCGTCAGGGACGTTACGATAACTACTTAGAGCAATAATAGGGGGTGATGATCTAGTGCAGACTGCAAGTATTAAACGCGGAGATCCTGAGAAGATTTACGGAATCTTTCGTAATCTTCATAGTGCAACTTTAGTGAATGGTGATTGTGCAGAATTACTAGTATCCTCAGATACACCTCCTACTGGATATACTTTTATCCCAGGGGTTGATGTAAAGCAGAGTGGTACTACTTTAGTAGCAGAAGCAGTAGGTATTGTGGAAGCAGGTACTACTGGAATTCTACAGGGTCAGTTTGGTAGGGTACAAACTTATGGCTTCCATGCTTCTGTAAAGACTGTTGCTGCTGCTCTAGCTGTTGGAAGTGTTGTAAGTCCTGATACTGCTGGTAATGTTATCATTGCAAACGTAGGTGCTGCGAGTAACATTAGTAATAGTCGTATTGGGGTTTGTATTGTATTAGGTGCAGCTAACCGTGCCGGAATCTTTATTCAGGCAATGGGACGGTAAATAAAATGGGGAAAGGCGTCATTGAATTATTTCGCTGCTGTTCTTGTAATAGATTATTGGCATGGCCTAAAGTTAAGCTGGCTGGTAGCTGTTACTTTTGTGGTGGCAGACAGGTTCGTGGCGCCTCTCCTATTTCCCTTGTTGAAAAGATTAAATGTTTTTGGTGGAGTTTAACTCTTGAAGGAGAATAAGATGTCTGTGAATGATAGTGAAGCTTCAGTAATAGTAGAAACTCCTACGGGAGAAAAGTATGATATTAATAATATTTCTGGAAAGGCTAAGAAACAATTAATTGATGCGGGAAAGATTAAGTCAGATGCTTTTGTAGGTGGTCCTAATATTCCAGGTAAAGTATTAGCTAAGATGCGTGCAGAACATGCAGAACGTATGGCAAAGGAAGAGAAGCGTAAGCCACCTGCAATTACAGCAGGAGAATTAGTTAAGCATAAGGGCCATGTTCGTGAAGTTGTGGAAGTAGATAATGAAAAGAATCGTATTGCCTATAAGAAAGATCCGAAAGGTAAGAAGTTAACTTGGGTTCCATTTAAGAATGTAACTGTTGTTGGTGAGGATGAAGAAGAAGAGAATGAAGAAAAGGATGAGTAATCATGACTCATCAAGAAATGATAGATTATGTTGCTGGACAATTACGTAATACTAAGATTCAAAGCCTTATAACAAGTTGGCTTAACTTAGCAATAGATGAATTAGGAAATTCTTATGTCTTTGGACATTTGAATAAGTATGGATCTAAGAATACAGCAGCAGGTGTTCCTGATGTTATTTTAGATACTAATTTCCATTGGCTTAAAATAATTCAGATTCCTTTGGATAGTAGAAAGCTTTATCCCTATGATGAATCAATGCTAGCAGAATCTTATCCTGATTATAGAACAAATCAAGGAGAAGTAACTCATTATTATCTTAATGGTCAAACATTAGGTTTGTGGCATGTTCCTTCAGGAATAAAGGCAATTACTTATTCATATCAGGGATATCCATTACACCTTAGTGCTTTAGGTGATATTTCTGATCTTCCAATACCTTGGCATGAGTTAGTTGCACAGAAAGCAGTAACTAAAGGATTTGCATATCAAAGAGATCAGGGGGCTAAAAAGGAATCAGAGGCATCAGAGAGTAAGTTATTATTCAGAGTTAATGCTTCTCTCTACAAGCGTCCTGATGATAAGATTGTATTAGGTGGATTAACACATCGTAAGCGTCCTCCTTATCCTAAACTTCCTTCTAATTATCCTAGAAGGAGATTCTAATGCAAGCAGTACCTATAGACTTAGGACCCTATACAGGTGGGGTTAACTTAGTAGATCCAGAGTCTAAATTAAAACCCGATGAATTAAGAGTAGCTAGAAACTTTAGGATTGGAGTACGTGGGGATTTCTATAAAAGACCTGGACATGATTATTATGTAGGTAATTCAGGAGTTTCTGGAAAAGTTAATGGGGATGCTTTAGTTAACTTTGCTGCTAGATATTATAAGTCTGATGGTACTAAAATTATGTTAGCAGCAGCTGGAGGAAAGTTACGTCGTAGAGATGATGCAGATGGAACATGGGACTCAATAAGTATAAATGGTGTTGATGCTAATATGCATCTGACTAATCTCTGTGACTATGCAATATATAAAGATCGTATCTATATCTGTGACGGAGTAGCAGTTCAGCGATATAATGGAACTGATGATATATTTGCTGGGCATTTCATTCATGCTGCTCCAACCTTAGCTCAATCTAATACTGTAAATGGAGCACTTACTCTTTTAGGAACATATAAATATCGAGTAGCTTCTGTAGCTGGAGATATGGGGGAAGGTCCCTTTGGTGCAGAAGCTAGTATTCCATTAACTGGATCTAATGATACTGTTGATCTATCAGCTATGGCTGCGGCTCTAGCAAAATATGAAGAGACAGCTAAGAGAATCTATAGAACAAAAGCAGGAGGAACAGATTTCTTCTTTTTAGCAGAGATTCCAACAGGAACTACAACATATCAAGATATTATAGCTGATACAGGATTAGGTGAACCTTATGTTCCTGTTATTGCTCCACCTGCTAATGCCAGATTTGTGATTATAGGACATGATGAAAGAGCATATTGGTTTGGAATGGCAGATAATGCATCATTGGTATATGTTTCTGATGTAGGGTTTCCAGATAGAATTCCAGCTACTTCTTTCTTTACAATAAGAAATAATGATGGAGATATTCTTACAGGAGCAGGACTTGTTCCGGGAGGAATTGGATTTGTAAAGAAAAATTCTTTCCATCTTAGTGCAGGATTTGGAACAGGACTTATTAATATTGCTCCTAGAGATAAAAGAGGAACTGGAACAGGAACAATTTCTCCATTTAGCATTGTATGGACACCTGTTGGTTTAATCTTCTTATCTCAAAATAGAGAAATCTATCGCTTTGATGGAACTAATTTATATGAGATTGGAAGAAAAGTAGGTTCTGAATTTAAAGGCATGACAACAAATGCATTAGCTAAAGTAGTAGCTTGTTATCATGATTATAGATATACCATCAGTTATGATTATCGTGGACAGCGAGGATATAATTGGAAAACATTAGAATATGATACAGTTGCAGATAAGTGGGAAGGACCTCATGAGAGTGGTACTTTCTATAATCCTTCTTATTATGCTGTCCTCGATTCTCAATTAGATAAAGGTGAGTTGTATTGGGGTGAAGGTAATGCAGCTTCTGGTAGTTATGTTTATGAGAGATCAGAGTTTACTATCTATGATAGAGGAGAGAAATTCTTATCTACCTTTAGATCAGGAGCTTTACCCCTTGCTAAGTTAGGAGATATTGTTAGTATCAAGACTTTTATTGAAGGTGAGTTTGGAAGTGATGTCAGACTTACCTTTAGTCATATAGATGAAGCTGGATTAAGAACATCAGTAGAAATGAGTGTTCCTGTTCCTACTGATGCTGCAAGATTTAATGATGGAGTATCAGCTTTCTTTCCAGCTGTAGCTCCAAAGATATCTGCTAAGTTTGGTAGTACCAAAACACAAATTTTAGAAGGTCCATTAGGAGCATCTGCAAGATCACGTATTCCTAAGTTTGAAATAAGTGATGGTGGTATAGCTTCTAGATTAAAGATCAATAATATGTCTCTACTCCTTGAGGCGGAGCCACTGGCCTAGAGCTAGCAGACACGGGAAGGCACCTAGAATCCGTCAGGTTGGACTTTCTACCCTTCCCTTGGCTTCTCCTACGTCCGGGCATGAAAGCCCGTCAGGATTGAAATTTGGCTTTGCTAAAAGCCCGGAGGATTACATGGGTATTATAACTAGACCACTTAAACCTATTGGTGGAGGTGGGGGTAGTGATTGGATAGCAGATGCATTCTTAGATGCAGATGAATTTAATGCAGAATCTGATACTATATATGATGAATTTAATGGACTTATTGATAACTCTAATATCAAGCCATTAGCAGCTATTGAAGGAACTAAGATAGCTTCTAAGCCTAATGGAGTAGGAACAGATCAGATTAATGCTAAAGCAGTAACAAGTGTGGAATTAGCTAATGATGCTGCTACTGATGCACTTAGAGCCGTAGGATCAGATCATATTAAAGATGATGCAATTATTGCTAGGACTTTAAAATTTAGTGAGTATACACAAGCTCCAGTAGTTGGTCTTAATTCAAATGAAGGTTTTAATATGGCAACAGGATTAATTGCTACAAACATTATTCCTTTATCTTTTCAATTAGAAAGAGCAACAGGACCTGCGGGAATCATAGGAGTTGCTATTGCTAATAAATTAACATTACATCTATGGAAAGATACTAATGATGATCAACTCTATTTAGTTATCTTTAATAATAACACAATCGTGGTTAATCTTAATGGTGAAATCACAGTTAAATTAACTTATGTTCCAGCAGCATAGGAGGCTAGTATGCCTTCTAAATTAAGAAGATTAACTACAGCTAAAGGATTAACACCAGCTGAGTTAGATATCATCAATCAGAATTTCCACTATATTGAAGAAGCTTTGAATAGTGTAGGTGCTGCTACTCCGGGTGGGGGTCCGGCAATACCGGGGATTACGGATCATGGTGCATTAACAGGATTGTTAGATGATGATCATTCACAATATCTGTTATTAGCTGGTAGAACTGGTGGACAGACAATTACATCAGTTGATCAAGCTACTATTGTTCGTAGATTATATAGTGGCTCAGAATCAGGTTCAATTTTAGCTCTTATTGCTGAAGGTACAAGCACGGGGTCTATTTTTGGATTGTCTATAAATGCTGATCTCTTTACTGGAATCTTAAGCGCAGGAGATTATGCTTTAAATATAATTGGACAGTCAGGTGATACAAAAGCATATATAGATTGGGGTGGAGCATTAGGTGGATTTTCTGTATTTTTAGGAAATTTTCCTGGCCCTTTAGTTAGTACCCTAATGGAAGTTGGTGGTATTACTCAAACAGATGTAGTTGGAAGCTCTGGGTATAGAATTCGTGGAAATAGTTCTATTATTTTAGATGTAAGATCAAGACAAGATTTAGACCTAACTATTAATACTGGTGCTCCTTATGTAATGATAAATTCTTCCCACTTAATGCCTAATGGAGTTCTATTTACTATTGATGGATCAGCAGGGCATACAGCAGATTTACAACAATGGAGAGATTCAACTACTGCAATTCTTTCTAGAATAGCAAGTGATGGGACATTTCACGGACCCTTAGGTTCTGGTGTAACTATTACTGAATCACAGATTATTGATGGTACTATTCTAGCTAGAGTAGCAGCAGATGAAGATATTACTGGAGATTGGGAGTTTAGTGGAGTACCAATATTTAGTGGATCAGATGGTGTTGGGCGTAGTACAATATTCAATTCTTTAACTAGTGGTTCTTTCCCAGTTTTTAGAACTGATACATCTAACAGTTGGTATTTTGGTATTATTGAAGATGATGATAATCCAGGATTGAATTATTTGGTTCTTGCTCTTGATGGGCAACCAAATGGTGTTGGAACACCACTGTTATTTCCCGGGCAAGGTGGTACTGTTGTAAGCACTAGTGCAATACAATCACTGACAGGCAAGACTCTTAGTGCAACTTGCACAATCGTTGTTGGTACAGCATCCAACGTCTTTCAGCAAAGCTTCGCGCCTACTAAGAAAGCATATCTTACTCTAGCAAACATCACAGCTGGAAGTACACGTGCTTATGGTGGTCTTGATTTTGATGGTAATCTTGTTTTAGGACTCCCAGGTGTAGATAGAACTACTACTGTTGGTACTACTACACTGATGACCAATACAGCAGTAAGTGCTAGGCTTGTTTCTGTATTAGTCTATGCTGAAACAACGGCAGCAGGTAGTGGTACTCTTGAAGTTACTATTGGTTGGACTTCTAATGGTAATGCAAAAACTGAAACTGTGTTTGCTACCTATGATAATGGTCAGCTTCAACTTAATACACTTAATGCACATAAAAAAGCATCTATTGTTGTGTTTAGTGATGTAAGTACCACAGTAACTTATGCAGTCACAAAAACTGGTGGGGGTACTGGAGAAACGTTTCGGGTTATTATTGCTCCTAAAGTATTATAATAATCTTAGATCAGGAGGTAATATGGCTGTACTTGGTAAGCTCCAAATCTTTAAGCAACAGGCAAATGGATGGACAATGTTAGTATTTCACAATGATCAGAATGGAAGTAGAGAAGATGTCTTAGTTGAACAGTATATTAATATTGCGAACATCAATCTAGTTATGGATCAAGTAAAGAATTCAGCAGTTACAATTCCTGGAGTTATTGATAAGGTATTAATCAGTATTCCAGCAAAGGATGCACCCTAATGGCAACTAAACCTTTTGTATACACACCTGATTATAATGATCCAGAACTATCTCTATTACGTCGTAGAGCATTAGATGATATTGGAAGGGGTAGATCAAGGATTTCTGATGAAATTGGTAGATCTGGATTATTAGGATCAAGTGCTGGCTTTGCACAATTAGATGAATTTGAACGTGGTTCTAGAGGTTATCTAGGTGATATTGATGATAGGGTATTTGCTAGACAGCGTGCTGATGCTCTTGATTTGTATAGAGATGAATTAGCATATGAAAGACAGAGAAAGTTAATGGATGAACAGAACAGTGGCTTTAGACTTGGTGCATTAGCTGAAATTGGAAGTGCTTTTATTCCTGGAATTGGTGGTGTTGGAAGAACAGCATCTAGTATGTTTAGAAATAAAAATCTACCTAGAGCTTCTTTACAAGCAGCATCTGAAATTCCATATGATCTTCCTGACCCTAGACTCCGATATCTTTAGGGGGAAATATGCCAAGTGCAATTGATTATATTTTGGCTCTAGGACAGGGTGGAGCTAGAGGATTTAAAGAAAGGCAGCAGTTACAAAGAGAGATAGCACAAGAGAGACAAAGACAGTTAATGGAAGAGAAAAGGTTTCAGGCAGAAGAAAACTATCGTGGTAGATCATTAGATTTACAGGAACGTGGAGTAGGGTTACAGGAAGAGGAAGCAAGAGCAGGTAGAAATTTAGAAGAAAGAAAGTTTACTAGAGAAGATGAACAGTTTAGTAAAGATTATACCTTACGTTCAGCAGGATTAGGTTTAGAAGGAGATAGATTAGCTTTATCTAGAGATGAATTAAGACAGATGATGGATTATAGAAATCGTGCTTTAGAACAAGAGGGTCAGTTAGCTAGAGGTGGAATGGCAATTAGAGTTGGGGAAATGGGGGCGGGTAGATCATCAGAGAAAGCCTCTATGTTAGAACGTTTCTTATTTAGTCCAATGGACTTTATTGAGATTCAAAAGGGTGGTGGAGTAGAAGGTGCAATGAAAGAACG